CGAAAGTGCTTATAGCAAGATGATTGGCGAGTTAGTTAATGACGCTAAGTCTTCTGTTGAAGCAGCTTACGGCTGGAACGCTCTGACACAGACTTTAACAGCTACAACCAGTGCTGATGTCTTTAGTTATGTCTTAACTGGTTCAGGTGTTCGCTTTAGAGTATTGAATGTCATTAACGACACTAGCAATACTTTTTTAAGACTTGCTCCTTTGTCATTTATGACACAACAGTTTTTACCTACAACTCCACAAAAAGGTACTCCAAACTATTACATCTTTAATGGTCAAGATAGTAACGGCGATTCACTTGTAGATTTATTCCCTATTCCTGATGGGGCTTATGATATACGTTTTAATGTCATACTACCACAAGCACAATTAACTTCTGATAGTACAGTTATTAAAGTACCAGCAGATGTAGTAATTCTAAATGCTTATGCAAGAGCAGCAGTTGAACGTGGAGAAGATGGCGGTACTCAGTCTTCCGAAGCCTATGCTCTAGCTAAGAATTTAATGTCAGACTATATTTCATTAGAATCTAATCGTTCTATTGATGACACAAACTGGATTCCAAGTTGAGCAAACCACTTGAAACTTCCTCAATTTCAGCACCGGGATTTGCTGGTCTAAACCTTCAAGATGCACCAACATCTTTAGAGGCTGGATTTGCTTTAGAGGCAAACAATTGCGTTATTGATAAGTTTGGTCGTATCGGTTCTCGTAAAGGATGGACTACTTATTTACCTGCGAACAGTGATTTAAGCACTGAGTCAGTTAAAACAATTGCACAGATGCTGTCTCCTACAGCAGGTAATAATCAGTTATTTGCTGCAGGTAACAATAAGTTATTTTTGTCTACAGGTTCAGCATTAGCACAAAAGTTAGTTCGTAATAGTGGTGATACTGGTAATGCAACATATACGATTACAAACAATCATTGGCAAGTTGCTTCTTTACCTAATGTAACTACTGCAAGAGCAAGAGCTGTAGTTGCACAAGCAGGACATAAACCTTTATACTTTAATTATTCTACTGTTACAAATGCTTATGTCTTTCAAGTATTAGCAGATTTAGCTACGCTGCCTGTATCACCGATTGCACACACTAGCAGCACGTTTACACCAAACTGTGCGATAACAGCTTATGGAAGAGTATGGACTGCAGATATTGCTAGTGATAGACAAACAGTCTATTTCAGTGATTTAACTAATCCGTTAAACTTTCAAACAGGTACAGCAGGTTCATTGAATATTGCTGATGTAGTTGGTGATGGAGACCCTATTGTGGCTATCGCTGCACATAATGGTTTCTTAATCATTTTCTGTGAGAACCATATTCTGGTTTATGCAAATGCACAAGACCCTTCTGCATTGACTTTATCAGACAACATTAATGGTATTGGTTGTATTGCTAGAGACTCCGTACAGGCTACAGGTACAGATATTATCTTCTTATCCTCTACAGGGGTCAGAAGTTTGTCTAGAACAGTGCAAGAGAAATCTATGCCAATGCGAGACATCTCTAAGAATGTAAGAGACAAACTGTTAGAGTCGTTAACAAATACTTCTGATTTTAAAACTATTAAGTCAGGCTATTCTGGACTTGAAGCAGTTTATGTCTTATCTTTTTCAGAAGACGACAATACTTATTGTTTTGATATTAGAAGTATCTTACAAGATGGTTCACTAAGAACAACTACTTGGACAGGGATTAATCCTACTGCTTTTTGCACTACAGCATCAAGAGAGTTTTTATTAGGTAAAGCTGGTTATATTGGTCTTTACAACGGATACACTGACAATGGTTCAGCATATACCATGAGTTACTATTCAAGTTATTTTGACTTTCAAAAACCTACACTATCAAAGATTCTTAAAAAGATTGAGATGTTGTTTATTGGAGCGCAGAATCAGAACGTAACTCTTAAATGGGATTTTGATTTTAAGAAAGCCTACCAGTCTTCAACAACTACTATTGCTCCATCTACGATTTCTGAATATGGTATTGCAGAATATGGTATTGGAGAATACTCAGGTGGAGTTGTTATTTTTAATAACAATATCAATGTAGGCGGTACAGGAAAAGTAATACAATTAGGATTTGAAACAGCCGTTAACAACAATGCTGTTTCTTTACAGAAAGTCGATGTCTTCGTTAAAGGTGGGAAAACACTGTGACAACATACACAAAAGCAACTAATTTTACAGCTAAAGATTCGTTATCTACAGGTAACGCAGCTAAGATTGTTCGGGGTTCTGAAATTGATACTGAGTTTGCTGCTATTCAAACTGCAGTAAACAGTAAATCAGATACTGCTTCTCCAACATTTACAGGTACTGTTACTGCCCCAACGTTAGCAGTTACAGTCAACGCTACTGTTGGTGGCACTTTAACTGTAACAGGTGCTTTAGAAGCTGCATCAGTTGATGGCGGTACATTCTAATTATGGCTACTATTGTCGACCAACAATATACCCCTACTGAGATTATCAAGAAAGACTTGGCTCGTGGTGGGTTTACTAAAGAAGAAGACAAATTACTAAAGTCTTTTGCTGCTCTTATTCAACAAAAGAAAGCTGTATTAGTAAGACATAATAATACAGTATTTGTTGGTATTAAGAAAGCAGAAGGAGTGTTAGAAGTACACATGTATACTTTAGACCCAATGGCTACATTACCAGAAGCAATGAAGGTTGCATTTGATTCAGTAAAAAAAGCTGGTGTTAAGAAACTGCAATCAGAGACTACTAATCCTAGACTAATTAGAATGTTAAAAACACTTGGACCAGTAACAACCACTAAAAAAGGTAACAAGATTGCATGGGAATTGGAGATTGCTAAATGAGATATAGTTTAGATTCTACTCTTCCAATCAATGCGTTTTCCCCTCGTTCTAGTGGTCCATTCGCCTATGGAATGACACTTGAAGGTGGTAATCCAATACAAAGTGTTGTTAATGCTGTATCTGATGCAGGACAGTCTATAGCTAACGTAGTGTCTGATGCTGGTACAACAATTGACAATGCGGTTATTCAACCTGCTATTGATGACCCTGTAGGCACTGTAGTTAAGATTGCAGCGATTGCTGCTGCACCTGCAACTGGTGGTACATCGTTGTATGCAATTCCAGCCTATGCAGCCGCTAAAGGAGTTGCTGCTGGATTGCCTATTGAAGATGTAGCATTTAGAGCAGCCGTCTCTGCTGCGGCAACTGCTGCAGGTGTCGAAGTTGGTGATTACATCGGTACAATGGCAGAGTTCGGAACGGATTTAGGTTCACAACAAACAGCAATGCTTGCTGCACAAAATGCAGGTATTGGTACAGGTAGCGCAGTATCAACTACAGCAGGACAAGTTGCTGGCGGAGCCGTAAGTGGCGGTGTAGCTGCAGGAGCCACCGGTGGAGATGTTGGACAAGGATTACTAGGTGGTGCAATAAATGCTGGTATTGGGGCTGGAGTCGGTGCAACAGTCGATGCAGGTGCAGGATTACTTAATCAAACAAATACAGGAAGTACACAAATGGAAGACTGGTTACTAAATAGCGGATATTATGATAATCCTGCTAATATAGACACATACACACCTCCCACTGCAGCAGATTTTTCTCCTGTAGATTACGGACAAAACTCCGGTGACGTAGAAGCTCAGGCAGGGGGATATTATGGAGGCGCTGCCCCAGTAAATCCATACACCAATATGTCTGATGCAGAACTCACTGCAGCCCTTGCTAGTCAGAATGGTTCCAATACTAGCACTGCAATGAATTTGATTAAACAGTATGGTTCAACAGCAGTTAAAGCCTTATTAGGTGGTGCCGGGACTGCTGCACAAAGAAGTGCTTTAGGTCTTGGACAAAATACTGGTTTAGGTAATTTGCTAGGTGGTGCTGCTGGATTAGCGTTAACAGCACAGCAAAGAGCTGCTATTCAAAACGCTTACAATGCACAAGCACAGAAAGTTAGCACTGCAGCTACTCAAGCACAGAATCTAGCATCGTTTACTCCGATTGGAACTACTAATTTCTTTGGTTCTTCACAGTTTACTAGAGACCCAACAACAGGGCAAATAACATCTGCTGGCTATACTCCAACAACACAAGTTTCTGGACAACTGCAGAATTTGTTTAATCTAGGTTCTTCAGCACTTCCAACTACAACTAATACACAAGACCTACAACAACAGTATATTGCACAACAACAAGGATTATTAGCCCCTAGTCGTGAACAACAATTAGCTGGATTACGTAATCGTCAATACCAACGTGGTACAGGTGGTTTAGCTACTGGTGGTACAATGGCTGGGTATGCTCCTAATGCCGAAGGATTGATGGCTACTAATCCTGAACTAGCAGCATACTATAACTCTTTAGCACAACAAGATGCTCAGTTAGCTGCTAATGCTCCTACTTATGCTCAAAGTCTGTTAGACAAACAAATTGCAACAGGTACAGGTTTATTTGGTTCTGCTAATACATTACAAGGATATGCACAACAGCCATTTGCAATGTCTTCTGACCTTGCTAAAGCACAAGCTGCGGCTGGAGCTTCTGCAGGACAGTTAGGTCTTACTGGACAAACCAATGCTGCTCAATTGGCTGCTACAGGAGCATTGCAAGGTAATGCTGCAATGCAGGGTACTTACAATCAATTAGGACAAACAGCAACTGGTATTGGTAATCAAATTGGTGGTATGCTGTTACAAAACCCAACAATTGCAAACTGGTTAAGTTAAGGAATAATTATGGCAGACGGATTCGATAATATTGTTGGTGGTCTTTTTGGTGCAAGTCCAGAAGGTTTACAACTAGCTCGTGAACAACAAAACCTAAACTTTGCTAAAGAAGTTGCTGGAGCAGAAGCACAGAAAGCTGGTGCTGGTTCTGTCTTAGGTGCTAATGTCATGGGCGCTAGAGGAGTACAGCAACTAGGAAATCTATTTGGTGTTCAAGACCCTTTGATGCAACGAGTAACACAACAACAGCAATTACTTGGTGGTGTTGATTTTACTAATTTAGATTCTTTAACTAAGGCTTCACAGCAAGCTGCTCAAGCAGGTCGTCCTGATATTGCTAATGAACTAGCTAAAAAAGCATTAGAAATTAGAACAAAGATTGATGAAAGACAAGCAACTCGTGATACACAATTACAGATTGCTCGTGAGCGTATTCAAGGTCAATTAGATGCTGCTGTTCAACGTGGTGCTGACCAAAAAGAAATAGCAAGAATCATGATGGAAGGTAGACAACAACTAGCATTGTTGGCTGCTTCTCTTAAAGGACCTAAAGCACTTTCAACTGGTTTACAAAAATCTGAAGATGAAAATTTAACTGAGTTAGGTAAATATACTGCTCAACAAGAAGCTCTTTTACCATCAATTCAGGCATTATCAAAAGGTGTTGAAATAAAAGACCCAACAGGTAAAGTAAAATTAGTGCCTTTAGAACTAGGTCCATTAAAAAATGCTGAATATTTGGCACAAAACGCTGCAGGTAATTCTACTCCACAAAGTCGTGCTTATGCAAATTTAAAATCTGCTGTGGATACTGCTGTTAATTTACAAGTCAGTGCAGAAAAAGGTGTTCAAACCGACAAGGATGTGTTGCGTTTTGCTCAAGCATTAATTGCAGCATTTGGTAAAAACGATACTAAAATTACTTTAGAAGCACTCCAACGATATAATGATGCAATTGACAAAGTTGCTCAACGAACACAATCAGTAGTCGATTCTCGTCGTCGTTCACAAGGTGTTGAACCCTATGGATTTGAACAAAAAACAACAGGTAAGCAAGGAACTGTTGATAATCCAATTGTATTAAGATAAGGAAAAGTATGCCTGTATATCAATATGATGGTGTGCATTATGACCTTCCTGAAGGATTGTCTAACGAACAAGCTATTGCGAAGATACAATCACATTTAGGTGTTGCTGCACAGCCAACACAAGAAACAACACAACCAACTGCTTCAACTGCAGAACCACAAAAGCGGTCAATGTTGGAAGAAGCAGGAAGACAAGTAGGTCTTACAGGTCGTGCTGCGTATGAAGCATTTACATCTCCTGCTACAGCCGTATTAGAAGGTGTTAGGGGTGCATATAACTTAGGCGCTAAAGCACTGGGTTCAGAAAGTCGCATGGCTTCTCCTGCGGCTGCACAAAGCCAAATGCTAACTAATGTTGGTTTACCAACTCCTGAAAATACAACTGAAAGAGCTGTACAAGCGGGTACACAAGCAATGGCAAGTACTGCTGGAATGGCTAAATTAGCTCCACAAATTCCTGCGTTTGCTGCTGACATGGCTCGTCAAATACCTTCTTCAGGTTTTGCTGGTTTAATTAGTCAACCAGTTGCAGAAAAAGTTAAAGACATTACTGGTAGTGATTTAGCTGCAATGATTGCTGGTATTGGTGTCGGTGCTGCAGGAGCTGCTGGTGCAGGTAAAGCAATTTCTGCAGGTAAAGAAATGGTTAGTCCTACTCTTTACACAATGGACCAAGTAAAAAAACGAGCCTCTGATTCTTACACTGCAATGGACCAACAAGGAGTCACAATTAAAGCTGACTCTGCTCGTCAATTAATTACTGATATTCGCACTGGCTTAGACGATGCTCGTATGGTTCCCGGAACAGACCAAGCAAACGCAGTAAACGCCACGCTTGCGCAGGTGTCTAAAATTATCAATGATAAAGGTGTGTCATTCACTGCTTTAGATAAAATAAGAGCCACTCTAAATGATTTAAAAGGAAGTACCGATAACGATATTAAGCGTTTAGGTGGTGTTGCCGTTACTAAAGTAGACGACTATATCAGCAATCTAACTGGTAATGATATTATTGCTGGAAGAGAAGGCTTGGACAAAGCTGTTAAAAATGTTATGACTGCTCGTAAAGACTGGAGAAACGCTAGTCGTGCTTCAGTATTAGACGATGCGTTGAATGTTGCTGAAGCTAAAGCATTAGACCCAAAAGCCTCTGAAAGTGAATTGATTCGTAGAGGATTTATTAATATTGCTGCTAGTAAAGACAAAATGAAGTTATTTAATCAGACTGAACAAAACATTATTAAGTCTGTTGCACAAGGTGGTACGTTAGACCCATTATTAACCTTTGCTTCTCAGTTTAGTCCTTTACGTTCAAAATTAGCTGCTGCTGGAAGTGCTTATGGAGTTACTCAGTTTCCAATGACAACTATGGCTGTGGCTGGTGGTGGTCTTGCTGCAGATGTAACACAAGGCGTATTACGTAGTCGTGCTGCTAGACAAGCTGTTAAACAGATTGCTTCAGGAGCAAAAGCACCTGCTCCAAATTTAGCATATCAAGGTCTATTAACTGGAGCATTGAATCCTCCACGAGGACAAGTCAGTGTGCAAGGAATTAGTGACGAAGAACTTAAAGCAATGTTATCACAATAAAAATACACACTATACACACAATGAATAATTATGGCAGACCTTTACGGAATAAACGAAGGAGTAAAGACACTCACTGGTAGTCTTGACGCTAGTAGAGAAAGCGGTAAAGCACTAGGAAAACAAGTTGAGTTAATTCAAAAAGACGCTGTAGACGTAGCTCAACAGAAAGCTAACGAAAGACGCAGAGCTGCTCGTGAAGCTGAATTTAAAAAAGAGAAAGCCTTAATCAAGGCTCTTGACCACTGGAAACATCAGAAACAAATCAGTGAACAAGAAGCAAAGTTAAAGATAGATTTTGTTAAAAAGCATGGTGCAAAGGAATGGGAAGCAGTTCTCAAAATTAAATTGGATATAGAAAATAGTGAACGAAAGAATAACGCAGAATTTCAACACGACATTAAAGCGGTTAGAAGAGTGCAGTTCTACTGTTTTGCGGCTGCTGCGGTCATTGCGTGGTTTTGTACTTGGGGTTATAAACTTTAGGGGTAAGTAATGTTTGGAATAGATGACATAATTGGTGTAGGGATGAAACTGGTAGATAAGTTAATACCAGACCCAGCACAGAAAGCACAAGCACAGTTAGACCTAGCTAAGTTAGCTCAAGAAGGTAAACTTGCTGACCTTCAAGCAGACATGAATGAGCAGAACAATGTGTCAGACCGCTGGAAAGCGGATATGGCTTCTGACTCTTGGTTGTCTAAGAATATTAGACCTATGGCTCTGATAGCTATTCTTGGTGGTTACTTTATGTTTGCGATGATGTCTGCCTTTGGATTGAATGCTAATGAGAGTTACGTAACTTTGCTCGGAAATTGGGGCATGCTCGTTTTTGGTGCATATTTCGGTTCACGTACACTTGAGAAAGTAACTGAAATTAGGAATAAAGCTAAATGAATTTAAGCGAACACTTTACTCTTGAAGAACTCACTGCTACTTCTCATAGAGAGTTTGATAATACACCTAACGCTACTGAAATAGCTAACTTAACAAGATTAGCAGCTATGCTTGAGCAGGTTAAGACTTTATTAGGTGGTAAGCCTGTAATGATTAATTCTGGCTTTAGGTCTAAGCAGGTAAATGACTCTGTTGGGTCTAAAGACACTAGCCAACATCGTATTGGCTGTGCAGCAGATATTAGAGTCCCCGGAATGACCCCTAATGAAGTCGTACAGGCTATCATAGCTTCTGACATAGGGTATGACCAACTCATACGAGAATTCGACTCATGGACGCATATAAGCGTTCCTGATATGCCTTCTAGACCTCCTCGTAAACAAGCATTGATTATAGACAAACAAGGCACTAGAGTTTACGCATAATTGTGTAGTATGTTACACAAAAAAACAGCCCCGAAGGGCTGCTAAAGTACTACCACACACAAGGAATTAGATTTCACACCCTCCAGCAGTGCAGCTCAACATCTGAGCGCCTTCGACATTATCGTCGTATTCTTTGAAGTTCTCCCAGTCTACTGTATCAGGAACCAACAACTTTAATCTGTTGTAGGTCTCTTCATCACATTCTTCATAAGGTGCTTGCTTATAAGTGCCACCATCCATCGGTAGGAAAGACACACCAGTTACTTCATCGAAGTGCTTGAACGTCCAAGCCCCTACATCCATCCATTCGTTCTCTAAGACAGAGATAGTCACAGACGGCTTATGCTCACAGTAATGACGCTGGAATATCAACCACAAGCGTAAGTGCTGAATAGCAGTTAAGTCTTCACGCAATAGTCCACCTTCAGCTACTTCTACAGGAAAGCTAAATACTGTAGTTGACTCAGGCTTCATCACGCAAGGCTCTGCTACAAATCCAGCTTGAATCATAAACTGTGTAAGAGGGTCTTTGTTATCAGCTCTGACACGACGAATATAATATTTACTATGTTGAGGATGAATACCGCTTGCAGTCGAACACAACTGTGATACTGTTCCTTCAGGCTTAACTGCTGTAACAGCGACTGACTGATTAATACCGATAGCAGAAGCATAGAAAGCGTTAGTGCTAACAGCAAGGTCACGGAGAGCCTCCAATCGAGCAGGTAATCCTTCATCATCAGGATTGTTAAGTAAAGTGTTAT